AGCCATATGCTAATTATACCTTGAGGCGCAGCAGAAGTAAACCTTACTAAAATTCTGAGACTGAACCAAATCTGCTTACTTGGAAGTGAATGTCAAACTCGAACAGCCGAGCATCTGCCGCGTATGTGTCTCCAGCCGCCGCAGTATTACGTTGTAACTGCCAGACTATCATAGTTGACTCGCCAAAGTTGGTCATGTCAATCTGGCTCCAAGCTGCCACAGCGTGCTTGTTCAAGGTATCTGAGCTAGGTATAGGGTTGGTACAAGCTTCGTAGGCCGAGTATGCGCCAAATACTCCGCCTATGCCGGCAATAGCGTACCGAAACTCCCATACAACACCGCCAGCTGCAGCTGACGTTTTAGCCCAGTGTATATGCGGGTGTATGCTTGAACCCACCAGCCAGGCATGCGGCATTTGCGCAACGCCAACTATTGTATTGACTATGGCACTGTCAAATAACAGAGTACCGGGGAAAACTGCGGTATCTACTGCGGGCGCGTTTACTGCACCTGCGGGATTAATGCCTTGAACTGGAAAACGCAAATCATCCCAACCAGCAAGCGTAACATGCTCTGCTTGGTGGTCTAGCTCATTACAGTACCATTTTACAGTACCGTCCGCCTCTTCCCAAATTTCATACAAATTACCGTCGGGCCTATTACGAAGCGCGGTAAGTAGGGTACGAGCGCCCATTTTGAGTTATCAGGTATATAGCACGTTGACTGTACCTGCAGTAGCCAAGAATAGTCCTGACTTAGCCGCAAATCCCAGCCCACCGAAATCCACTACCTCTCCCACAGCTAGCGTCTTTGTATACAAGATGGTACCTGAAGTGCTAGTCCCATCGTAGATGGTAACTGCGCCACCAGCCACAGTTGACACAATGCCATAGAAGCCAGCAGGCCCAGTTTTGATCTGCACCCCCACTGTGGCGCCACTATTGAAATAGCCAAGCTTTGTAGCAATCATGACATACTCCTTAAGTAAGGGGCCGAAGCCCCTGGTACTTAGTTAAGCTTTACTGCGTAGCGAATATTCACCTTAGTAGTTCCGACTGACGTTGGGGTGGTAAGCACCAATCGAAAATACACAGGAGAATCGGACTGTCCCGATACGTGCGGAATGGCCTGCGCCAAGATCAACTGCGCTGCCGTCAGCGTAGGCGTTGCGCGACCGGCGGCTAGCACGTTGGTGGCAGAGAAAATATCCACGCCTCCAACGGTAGTACCAGCCTGCAAAGTTGCCGTAGCCGACGTATGAAGCACTGTGGTGTCTAGATTCCAGTCAAGAATCTGGGCGCCGTCAGGCAGATACGCAGTAACATCCAAGTTAGCTGTACCAGCCGCTTGAACATTGATAGTTTGAGAAAAAGTAGCAACGCCCGCATCACGAGATGGCGTAGGCGTACTACCAGCAGTTTGAGCACCTTGCGCGTAAGTTCCCATAGCTATTCCTTAAGTTTGGGGAGCCGTGCTAGCCTCCCCTATGGGTTTAGACGCCGGCGTTACCGAAAGCACCACGCCAGTCAGTCCAACCTGAGCCGAAGCGCATGGTTGACTTGTAGCGGATGCTGTCGGTTTCGAAGTCACCTTCCATCGCCTTCTTCAGCTTGCGGCGCCAGAGCACCTTGAGGCCATCGGGGGCACCGGTTTGTACAAACCATGCTGGGGCTGAGGTCAGGCGGGACAGGTCAGTAACCTTGCTAATCAAGTTTGAAGACTTGATCGGGTTGAGGTCATTGTTGTTTGTGCCAGTGCGCAGGACGGAGTTCAGCAGTACTTCGGCCACCAGCATGTTGCTGGGGTGCACGATGAGTTGCTTCGGCATGATGCGGATCGGTTTGCCGCGCGAGTCTTTGGTTTGCCGAATTTGAATCAGTGCCTGCTCCAACGAAGTCTGCGACAAGGCCGCCGAAGTGAGGACGTTCGTCTGAACATCTCCAATTACTGGATGTGAGGCCGAGAACAACTCGACGCCATCACCACCTTTGTACGAGCTGTTAAAGCCGCGATTCAAGTGGTTGCAGGTAACGGTTTCCAAGGTTTCCGTCATCGACTGCGCCAGGTGCTTGGAGTACTTGGTACCAACGGAGATATGCTCACCGTCTTCAACCAGCACTTGCGTCAAGGCGAAGGCCAAGCCATAGACGTCGTAAGTATAGCGTTTTTGGTACAAAACGCCGCCCTCGTCGTATGTGACTGGTTGGCCATCTGGAAGCAGTGGAGCCGCGCCCAGACCGTAGAGCACAGCCTCTTCGTGGTAAGACCGCGCGATGCCCGTCTCTTCACTAAAAACTGCCTTGTATTCATCCGCGCGTTGATCGTAAATGCCATCAAAAGCGGAGTTAAGGATTGGTTCCACGATAGCGCGGAACTGGGTATTACGCATAATAGCGCCAGCCATGCTATTCTCCTTAGATAGCCGTCATCGCAGCAGAGTACGCATGACGCGAAATCTGGACACGAACGATCGGGAATTTGTTGTAAGTTGCGTCATGCGGGCCGTCAACGAAGCCCATAATACGCACTTGGCCTTGCACACCAGCACCAACAAGCGCAAGCGCAAGTCCAGCGGCCGACTGGCCTGTGGACGTACTGCCTGCGGTTACTGGGTAGATGTTGGTTTGGTCACCAATAGCAGCCTGGACGTAGCTTGCTGCGTTGGCAGTCACCTGCACGTCGTACAGGTTAGTCTGGTCATCGTAGACGTAGGCAACCGGCGTAGTGCCTGCGAGAACAGTTTGAGCAGCCGGCCAGTTCTTGGAGGTGGTTGGCTTGCCAGTGGCATCGACATACTCGACACCGGCAAAAATGCCAAGAATCGGGCTGGTGGTTGCCGCAAGCGCGGCAATGGTGCCGTCAGTATTCAGCATAACGGGGTCGCCGTACGAAATCAACGTGCCATACGCCGCGGCGATGGTGTACGTGTTCGCACGGGATTGACCCGTTTGGTTGAGTGCGCAACGGAAACCAAACGGAGCAGATACATTACTCATATTGAGTTTTCCTTAAGAGAAAGTAGGTGTTCTAACGCGACGGGCTAGGGTGTCGAATCCTTCGACGTCCCCAAGTTGTTTTCCATCGCTGTCTTCGCCTTGGAGGCTCTCTTTCATATTGGCTTTGAGTAGCTCTTCCTCAGACATCGGAAGCTCATGGTGCAGATATAGCATGATATCTTGATAGAGCTCTTCCTCGATCTTAAACAATAGCATTTCATTGCATGAAATTACGCCTTCAAATTCCCCCTCAGTAACACGGGTTTGCAAAAACCCCGGGAGTTCCGAGGCCTTCACTGGTTGATAACCCTTCTGCATCCGCTTGTACACTGGATCAGACGAGTTAGTTGTGGACAACCAGCAACAATGCCAACCTGGCATATGCGGGGGTGTAGGCAGCACGTCCTGCGTCCACTCCTGGCGCAAAGCCCTTCTGCGCTCTTCGAGTGTTAGGGCTGTGCCATCCTTGTTGACTCGCTCTGAGTCGGCGGAGCTTCTGTCTTCACGAGAAGTGGATTTTACTAGGCGATCGTCGCCTACCGGACCACTTGCCTTTTTCTCTTCAGCCATTATCTAGCTCCTTCGTTATTTCGATCGTAGTCACGATACTGCCTAATCATCTTGTTGCGCTCCTCAACATCATCCCATTTACCGGCGTCTTTCAAAGCTTTTACACGCTCTGACGACAGGCGAAATGCAGAGCTATTGCGCGGCGCAGCTTCGCGACCCGAACCAGCAACTACTGACTTCGGCTTGTTCGTATTTGTAATATTATCACGATTCGCGCGGTGTGGTAAGTATTTTTTTACCCGGCTACCTAGCTCATCCCAATACTCATTAGTCAACGGGTCCCAGCCTTCTTCTGCTAGGGTTTGGTCCAGCATCAGCACAACGCGTGAGTCTTGGTCCTTGCCCTGTGGGTCATACCAGGAATTGGCCTTTGTCCACTCACGCGCGTTGTTTGCGACACGCTGGTCAAGTGGTGGTGGCTGCGCACTACGCTGCTTGTACGACTTTTCGATGTTGTCCAACTGGTCAATACGCGTACGTACCTGCATCAGCTTCTCGGTAGCATCGGCTACTGCTGCACCATTGGCTGACTCGGTACCGATACGAATCTGATCCTTGTAATAGCCATACGCTTGCACTGCCTTCTCTTTGGCTTGTGCAAGCTGCGCCATTTCGCCACCGACATTGCGTCGCTCAATTACTGCAAGCTTTTCGCGCATCTCGTTTATTACTGAGTCTCGCGCTGCAAGCTCTCGCCTCAGAGAATCTGCCCGCTCCTTGGTGCGCGCCTTGCGGTCTTGGCGCTCCTTGCGGCGCCGCTCTCGAATAGCTTCACGGTCTTCGTCTGTATCATCTTGGCTATCCGCAATGCCATGCTCGTCGTCGTCGTCGTCATCATGCGACTCAGCATCATCAGTTGCTGGCTCCGCTGTGCTAGTGGCGGCACTATCATCCGGTGTATCTTCGTCATCCTCTAAAATGACGTCGATTACTTCGTCCTCGTCTTTTGTTTTGTCTTTGGCGGCCATTATTTCACCTCGTCCAGTTCTTCAAAGGCTTCTGGATCAACTTTGGCAATAAGCTCATGATCGGAGAAGATACAAAAAATAGCTGTGTCGTCGGTTCCCGGAACCTTGCGAGTAAAGCGATCACCGCCCCACTTGGGAATACGAACAAAGTCACCGGGCCTGGCCCAAACACCCTCGCGCCAAAGCTCACCAGAATCACGATTGCGGAACGCAATTGGGCCGAGCTGGTAAATTTTACCAAGCTGCGTATTCTCCTTGTTGAACTCTTTCGTGTCTTGCGCCAAAATAATACCGCCATGTGTCTTCTCGCGCACAGTACGTAATTGCACAAGGACACGTGCACCCAGTGGTGCTACCCCAGGCACTACTGATGGAAATGCTGACTCGAGGTCACTTGCAGGAATTGCCATGCTAACTCTCCTTCAGAGTTGAACTACTCGTCCTCTGGGATACCCCGGAGGAGCCGTAAAGCCTCGGTAAATGCCTGAAGCTTCCCTTGCTCTTTGCAAAACTCAGACCGCTTTTTGAAGTCTTTAGTACAAAGCACATCCTTACATTGCTCAATCTCGACTGAGATTAGACGGATATACTGGTCAACAAAGCGGTCTAGAGACATTTATTTCTTAGCCTTTGGGGCAGCCTTTTCAGCCTTATCATCCGACTTTTCAGCATGCTCTGTAACGGCGCACTTCTCAAGGATGTCCTTAGGAAGTCCTGCAAAGCGGCTATCAAAGTACGCCTCGGCACTAAGGTCAGACGTCACAGACTCCGTAGAGCCATCCGCATAAGCTACCAGTAGCTTGTTCATTTGCACCTACCTCCCTTTTTAAGCCCGCGTTTTTTGAGCTCACTTGCAATTAACTTACGATCTTCGGCGGAGTCATCATGCTTGCTGCTGCCGCCATCCTTGTAGGCCTTTACTCCAGGTTGTACCTGTTTGCCCATAACCTTCGCCAGTCGTCCCATTATTACCCCTAAGCCGAAAGAAGCAGAAGCAAAATTTCGTCGTTTGCTGCGTCCAGTGCTTCTGGCTGGACCGACATTGTAGCTACTTTATCGCGTATCGGAGCTATTGTAAACTCCAGCCACTGATTCAGCTCGAAAATAGTAAAATATTGGTCACTAGGTAGCACTGCAGTTAACTTTAGCGGGGCAAGTTTTACTTGCGGAGGTATTTGCGGCGACGCCTTTGGTAGTGGCTTTTCGCCGGGTTTCTGCGTGGCATCTTTCACATACCGGACCTCAATAACCGGCATAGGTTGCTCAAGTGGCACCGGTTTCTCTTTACGTTTGGCGAGCCACTCTTCTTGCAACTGGTACAATGCTAGGCGCCAGTAGCCTGACCTAGCAGATTCCTCGACGCGAGTTAGCCCCCAAGTATTGCCCCAAGATAGCCCCCAAGTTAACCCCCATATGCTCACTTACAGGGGTCTCCAGTGATTGGGTGGCTCTTGTCCGAGTCCAGTTATTGCTACATCATTTACTACTTTAACATTTACTGGAATTGTGGTCGCATGTAATGCGGCGAGGACGGCAGCAGCAATGCTCTCGGCGCTTGGACCAGAACCGCCAACCGCCGTTGTCGCGTAAGCCGCGCTCGTCTTGCGTTCAACCTGCACGCCTGTATCATGAATGGTGGCATTAAGATTGCCAGAAATTACGAATGGCCCGGCACCAATAAACTCCAGAACATAGCCATTAACGTAGTCAATCTGCGGCAATGTCGCTCCACCCCCAAGGTCAAGAGACTGCCATGCGCAAATGTCGTCGTAGAGCATCCCTGTTTGTGAGGCTTCAAGGTCACGTAATACCAGGTGATGCGCCGGAAGGTCAGTAATCGACGCATCCGAATACACCACCTTGGTCTGCCAATTGACGGTCAGGGCCATCAGCTTAGTCCGGCGTGCGGATTACGTTAGCACTACCGCCAGTTGCACCGACCGAAAACGTTGTGTTGAACGGCTTGATCGGAGACGCCCCGCCACGCTTGACCCGGATGCGCCCGGTGAAGTTGCCTGCCGATGTGTAGGTCGTACTGTGCGTGTCGAGTGTAGCCGTCTGATCGAGAAAAGGCACCCAAGCCGGTGACGCATTGGCGTGGATCTGCCCCCACGTTCCGCTTATTGTAAAGGTCTTGGTTCCAGCGTTGTACTCAGTATAGTCGTAGCGCACTCCATTGACACGGATTGGTCCTGTAAGCGGAGTATCTGCCTTGATTGCCTCATTGACCACACAAGTATTGCCGCCCGAAGTCGTCGCGCCGTTGAGCGTGTATTCATTGGTCAGGAAACCTGTTCCGTTGTTGCGCCCGACCAGCACGCTATCTCCCGCGACCAAGTTACCCGCTTCGATAGCCGCTGAAATTGGTGCGGTCATCGTCGTTCCGTCGTGCGAAACCAGTTGATAGTTCTGTGAGTCACCGGCAAGCGCCCCTTCCAGCCACCAGCCACGAGCGACAAACCATTTGCCACCGGCTACCGAGCCAAACGGTGCAGCTGAGTTCGGGTCGTATGCCACATCGAGCATCCGGTAGCGCCAGCCTTCAATGCTGTTTACCGTGGTCGTTGAGGCTTCGCGGCAGATGTACTGAAGGTATTGCGCAGCTTCGGCCACCGTGCAACCACCCGACAAGGTGATCTGCCCCTTGAACAGTTTAGTATTTGCTCCTAGCGTCTTAGTCACGTCCCCTGGAGTGATCGTCACCTTGGTCGATAGTGCTGCGGCCCCAGCCTCATTAAGGGTTGTCCAGTCGGTCAGCGCGGTAGAGATAGCTGCTGGCTGCTCACCGCCAGCAGCAAGATTGGTCAGGAAGTCGGCGTAAGTCTGCCCATACTTGCGCGAGAACACCCGCACATCACCACTGTCGATCAGCGCGCCTGCCGTCTTGCACTTGACCATGATCTGGATGTGACCATCGGCCCAGTAGGTCGTGAGCTTTCCTGAACCCTGCACTACGTACATCGGGGAGGCGGCAACCAGCGGCGTTCCGATGGACTTTAATCCAGTGTAAAGCACGTCGGTCTGTGCCACCGAGCCAAAGTTGATGTACTTCGCCGCGTCGTCATCGATGTTGAAAGCATCAAGCAAGTTTAGCGCTCGCGGTTTGTCCGTCGCCCGGCCACCTTCGATTGACGACACATCACTGTCGGTCAGGATCGAAATCAGGTCGTTGCCAGTCGGTGCACTATCGTCCGACAGGTCTTGCAGCCAGGCGTGAAACGCATTGACCGAATAGACCGTCGATCCCGAGGTGTGGCGAATGTCGCCGTTCGATGCTACCGAGAAATCGTCTTGAATAGCCATGGTCTTACCTCTGGTCAGGCAGTTGATTGATGTAGAGTGATAGTGTGCCGACAGTCGCGGTCAGTAACGTTTTGTATCGCTGATAGAAAGGCGCGGAACTGCCTTTACGTACGTCTATCAGCCAGTCGTTTAGCGGCGATCCAGGCGAGTACACTGGCAAACTGATTCCTACAGCACCTGCGGCGGCAACCTCGTCGTACATCACCACAGTTTTAGCCTGATCGCGAATAGCTATGCGCGCGCCAACAACCACGTTAGTCAAAGTCAAGGTGCAGCTCCCAACAGGCAGCGAGCTATCCCGCATAAGGCCCGCTGCAACACCATGCCGGGGATACATTGGCCGACCATTCAGGCAAAGCACCCGAAACATCGAACCGGACTGTCGATACACGATGGAAGCCATCATTCAACCCTGAATTCAGGATCAAAGAACATGTGCTTTCCGGCTGTCGCTGTCGGACAGTTCTTTATGAAACTCACCGTGACTTCAATATCCGAGTATTGAGCCACGGCATTGTCCGTGGTAATAACTAACTTGCGAGGCTTGTAGGCGGCATAAATACCAGTCAAGCCGTTCCATCCAGCCGAGCCAGCAACCAGTTGTGATCCAGAAGCCGTAAGGGGTTCGGTCGTCTGAACGTAAAACCGCCCATCATCCCCCATGTAACTGACAGACATGGTGATCCTGTCGTCGGCAACGTCTGCATCGTCAATGTCACCATCAAACAGCAGTTCCGCCGTGATGGTCTTTACCGCAGAAACCCCGTCATAAATCATCGAACTTTGCAAGGTAAACGCCTGCTGATCCGACAAATATTGCCCAAACCACAAAGCCCGAACCGACCACGGCGTTCCATTTGGCAACAAGCCTGCCAATGTCGGCCTGCCGTCGTTTGGAATGGAATCAACGTAGCCATAGGGTGTTTCAAGCCGATTTACTGCGGCCTCTTTTGAATCAATGCTGATGTAGTTGTACGGGGCGACTGGCTGGGCTGCTGTCGGTACAAATGACCCGGTAAAGTTACAACTCAGGTCGGATGGTGAAACAGAAATACCACCAACATTCTCAAACTGGCAGACAAATGGGGAAGCAGTCGGGACAGCAGGCACAACGTCAAGCAGAGGAAATCTTGTCGCAAGATTATTTTCGTCATAGATACGCACATTGCGTACCTGAATATTCACCCCGTACTGTGACTTGATCGCGTAGAACAACCGGCCAGAAGGGGCGCTGAGCAATCCGCTGAAAACAATGTCACAGTCTTCCATTACCAGAGCAGCCGTGCTATTCATTGAAGAGTGCGTTCCGAATTGCGCCGGGTAGTACGCATTCAGCTTGGAGTTTTTGAACGTGCATCGGCGGAACGTGGCTGATGCACCTCCGGTAATAGCCGCGCAAGCAAACTTTGCTCCTGAACTAAGCGCACACAAGCTAGAAATCTCAAACAGGACAGAATCAACCACTACCGATTTACCCGAAGTCTGAGTAACTAAACCGACCCCCGTGAACGTATAAGGTATGTCCTGAAACAGCACATGCAATCGCTGCCCATTGCCTTCAATCTTTCCTCCAATGTTTGCAAAACCAAGACCAACCGATCCATGCGACGAAGCCAGCGTACATTTGAACACCCCGCCTTGTGCCCACTTCGTTCCGCCATCAAAGCGCCATGTTCCAGCACGGTCTACAGTTAGATCCGAGTTGGAGGCGCTTTGGTAGCGGCATGTGATATTGCTGCCATCACGTGATGTGCGAATATGTACAATATCCGTTGCCAGTGGTGTGCTCATTACGGTTGCACGCCATCCTCCGTAAAGTGTAAGCGCTCCTGTATTACTTGCCGCGACAGCCGCAGCCAAGGCAACTTCATTGGCAAAATACCGCCATGGGCCAGAAACACCGCCAGAGAACTGAGCCAGTGATGGTGGAGCAGTCCACCCCGTACCAGCGACTATTGCACACGCCGAATTGACACTGTAATTCAGTCGATCAGAGGCAATCCGCGTGTAGACATTGAGCACTACCCCCACCGCTTGCGCCCATACCACCGCTTTGAGATAGACAGCCGAGATATTCCCGTTCGTTACGCTGGCGGCTGATGCGGTACTGGCATTGATCGCCGTTGCGATAGCCGTAGCCAATGCGGAACCACTCGCTGTCAGTCCTGATACTGTCGCCCCCATGATCGATAGGGTTCCCGCCGATGCACTTGCCCCGGTCAAATCCCAAGAAGCCATGGCGTACATTGGGGTAATGTCTCCGTTGGCCCGTCCATCCCCTTCTTGTGGTAAGTGGGCTGGCCCTGTTGGAACAGACATATACGCTGTCGGGTACAACGCCGTGTTGTTGTGATCGAGAAAGTAATCCATTACGCCAGCACTCCGTCAGCCCAGCCCGGCGAGACAACGCCTTGTGACTCAAGGGCAACGCCAATAGCCTGTATGCCTTCGATGGTGCGAGTGTCATCCAGATTAACGCTGGTCATATCCGGGTCTGGGGTGGTTAGCTTCATTTTCTCCACCCATGCCTCTATCTGAGGACTGGACTTGGCCATTTGTAGTATTGCAATGAAGGCGTCATCACCAAGTTTCTCGATGAAATCAAGTTTCGTCAGTCGCCGCTTGTTGGATGAACCTTCAATGCTGCCATCTGCATTTATGGTTGGTTGCACGACATGGTCATGCGTGTCGAACCCCATTTCATGTAGCGCAGTCGGCAGCTCAGATTCGTAGCGATACGCTTCATGTCCAGTAGCCTTGTCGATAACGGCATAAATGCTCATGTTCGGTACTCCAATGCCTCTTTTTGATGCGCAATGTGCGCCACCATGTTTAGTACCTAAAGCCTAGTTTAATTACAATGTTAGCTCTTACCTTACTTCTTTGGCGTAGGCGTAACATTTTCGGTAGTCGTCGGCGAGATCGTCGGCGTCCTTAACGAGTTGTCGAAGACCTCTTGTAATCTCGTCTGGAAGCTGAACTTCGGAGGTTCCCGCATCGATGGGGCTATCCGGCTGGGCTCCTTGGGCTGCTCCACTACCAATCCCACATCCTGGAGCTTTGGTGGCGTTGTACCGCAAGCTGAGAGAAGAATACTTACGAGCAAGGTTGTCAGTAGCAATGCGAGCTGCTTCACGGTCTGCCTCCAGTTTAGTCTTAAGTTCATCACGTTCAACGGCCAATTTCAGGTTGTTTTCTTGAAACTTTGCATAGGCTAAGTTGGCCTCATCTTTTTGTGCTGTCAGCTTGGCATTGGTATCATCAAACTGCGCCTGGTCAGTAGCCTGTTGCTCCAACTTTCCATGCTTGCTACCAGTAGTATAGCCTGCACCGCCTGCGGCTATCAACGCTACTACGGCACCGAGAATAATCCAAGGATTCATTTTTGTCCCTTTTCGTCAAATCCAGGCATTTTACGACCCACACAGTTAGTCAAGTCTTTACAGCCATGCGTGCAATCCTCGGGCCGCCGTGCTGGCTTATTATACCGCGGAATATAGCCGAGTACGCACCTTTGTGCTTCAACTGGAGCTCTTATTAGCTGGTCTTTAAACTTATCCGTCATTTGTTTTCGGCATATATCTTAAATACCCAGCCTGCGAAGAACGTGGCAGGGGCCTGCGCAGCTGCAATTATAGCGGCAGTCTCCAATCCTACCAGCTTGCTTGAAACCGCAAATTTCATTCCCCACTGAGCTACGTCCATCAGCATGTACATCGCCAAGCTCATCAAGACCGTCGCCCTGATGTGATGTCTCTCTAAGAGCTCCTCTATTTTCTGGCTCGTCATACATTTTAACCCCTATGGGTAAAAAACGCGCCTGCCTGATTTTGGGGCTTTGGTAGTCCAGTGTGACCAGTGCGAGGTCGCGTCAGGGTGCTCAATATAGATACCACACGCTTCAAGCCTGTCAAGGTTAGCCATGCACCACGCGTCAATGGCATTATCTGGATCGTAGCGATCTACTGCCAACCCCTCTTTATGGCTAGACTGCGGAGCGCCTTGTGGACAGTTCTGAGGCCTAAATCCGCCAAAAGTACTGCCACTAATCCCGTTGCCCGTTGCTGGATTATCTAGGAATTTTACTCCGTCTGCCCTGGCAAGAGCCTCCAGGCGGCTGCAGGCCACAAGTAGCCCAGCAGCGTTAGCTTGGCGTTGTAAAGTCCAATCCTGTGAATCTGCGTGCGTCCCGGCATACTGCGTAAGCGTTATCATTTATCCCCCGAGCTTAGCTCTTATAGCGGCAACAATTGCGTCCCAAGTGGCTATGGCCAAAAATCCCAGAAAAGCTATCAATGCCCAAGTAAGCGTTGACTGGCCAACCTTATCCATCATTTTAACCCGCTTGCTCTGACTAGCGATCAAAGTATCTACAAACCTCGCTCTATCTTCCATAGCTGCAATACCGCCAAGTCTACGCATAAAGGCATCTTGCTCTGCGTCCCGTTCATCCTCACGCTTGGTATGCGGCAGTAGACACGCTGTAAGTCTATTGATGGAGAGCAGCATAAGACGATCAATTTCACGCCTATCGCCTCTAAGATACATCTCAATCTCTTCGTCACTTAGTACGTGCGGTGGGAAATCCATCTTATCTTCTCTTCGTCTGCCTTCGGCCACGTTAACCCTCTATGGTAGATACTGCACCCACTGGCTTACCTTGCGCATCTCGTTCAAGTGTAGTCCTGCGCGGCTGCTGGAGTGTCTGAATAGTCGCTTGCAACCCTTGCATCACGGTAGCAAGGGCATCATTATTCTTGCTTTGCCCAATCTGATCCAGCAGACTTTGCATCTTCTCAACATGCGGTGATAGGTCGGCTGTAGCAGCAGGAGCGGGCTCGGTAGGAACTTGCATCTGTTGTTGCAAACTTTGGAAGCCTTCTTGTAACGCAATTTTGAGTTTGGTCTCATTGTCATCACGGTTCTTAAGTAGCTCAGTCATCTGCTTCTGTTCATTGTCGGCACGATTGTTCATCGTCTCAATCTGTACTGCGAGCTGATTAGTGCGATCCTCCATAGCCAGCCGTTGCTGCTCAATGTACTGATTAAATTGGTTCTGCATGCCCTCCAATCTAAGCTCAGCCTGCGCAAGAGACTGCTTAGCTTGCTCTTGTGTACTCTTGAACTCGAGTGTAGCCTTGTCAAGTTGCGCTTTGCGATTGATGTCCATCTTTGCGATTTCAATGCTAGCCTGCACTTCAGGCGGCATTTGCGGTGGTGGCATCTTCGCTTGTATCTTGGGCTGTAGCTCCGCAATTATTTGCATAGATGCACGTAGCCTATCTACCAGCGCTTGTGCGGTTTGTCCAATAGCCGTCATAACCGCCGCATCTGGCGTTATCTGCATGCTTTGTGTTGCCGCATTTTGCAAAATTACTTGGGCCCTCTGCATAATTACGCCTTGCTCTAGTAGCATAATGTGCTGCTGTACATGTGCTAGTACCGCAGCCAGCGGTTGGCCCTGTACGAGCGGATTATCCAGTACAACTGGGCTAGCTAAGTACAATAAATGCGCCTGGATATGCGCCATGTGATCTTGATTCTGCACGGCTAAAATCATCTTGCCACCCATAGCCGCAACAATTTCAGTCATTGGGTCGGCTGTAACTGGTTTCTGCGCTGCTGGTAGAATCTCGTCGATGTTATCAATGCGCATCTGCTTGAGCATGCGTCGCCGAATGGCGATCTTGTTCCATGGCACTGACGGGTCTTGTGCGTCTTGCGCCTGCATCTGGCTAAGCGCTTGATTTTGCGCGTAACGCTGGGCTTCTGAGAATATCGACGGGTCAGACACTGGAATTACATCAAGCGATCCGACAAAGTCCTCGCGGCGAATAATCAACTTGCCGAGGTCTTCAACTTCCTGCTCTTCATCAAGCCACGTGCCATTGATGCGGTGAATAATTTGCAAAGCACGCTTTTGGCTCTCGTGTAAGCGCGCGTGTATGGCGGAGTAGATTGTGCTGCCTTGCTCAATTACTGCTTGCGTCGTGCCGACTGGCGTGCGATCCCCAATATTGGCTATGGCACCCTCGGCTGTACGCACGACACCCTTGGCAGCCTCAGTCAACCATCCAAGTAGCTGGAATAGAATGGGGCTCGGGGCATTAAACGGCATCGGCATCAGTAACTTGCGAATATCATCCAGGCCTGCTGGACCACTAATCTCGGTGATGCCTGTAGCCCTAACTGCTACATTTTGCCCGGTAGTCGCGTTACTCTTAAGTTTAATCAATCCTGGTAGGTTATTGATATGCGCGGAGTCAAGTAGTGCGCGCAAGGCGCCTGTGGCCGCAGCGCTCAAAGAACCAATCAGTTGCGGGAAGCCAATCGCGTAAGCACCTCGCCATGGGATAAACTTCCACTCGACAATCCAGTCGAGTTTTTCAAGCGACTCGTCACCTTCGGCCCAGTTACGGTATACGGACAACACTCTCTGGGTATACGCGTCTATAGTGATGATGTACGGCGCTAAATCATTAGCTAGCTCGTCACCTGTCAGCTCCTCCCAAGTATACACCTCGTATACATCGCGAAGTCCGTCTTCGTTATACGCCTCTTCTTCCTTGCCCTCAATCTTGTCATTCGCACGGGCTGAGTCGGTTTGGTCCGGCAGCACATCAACATCATTGAGATTCAAGTCACGGTACAGCCCTGACTTCACACGTTGTTTAAACTCTTGGCGCGTAATGTGCTGTACGTGCGTCACCCGTGCTGCGGTGTAGAACGACTTGGCTGAGTACGGTATGTGTATGTCGTCAATCGGAACGAACTCACTGTCCGGCCGATCGAAGCGTGCATCATACTTAAACTTCTGGAATTGTGAGCCACCAAGTGGCAATTGCGTAAGCAGCTGCTCCAACTCGCTGCGATACTCTGGCATCTGCGTTGTGAGCTGCCAGTTCATAAATGTGCGCTTACGCTCGGCGCGGTCAAGCTGTACGTCAGTCAACGACCCAACTGTTGCTGTCTTTACGGGGCCTTGCGGTGGGAACAGCTCTTTGATGGCTCTGGCAGCGAAGTCAACACACGCCTCGGCAAGTACTGGGTGGACAACGTCAGATGCGCCTTCGAACTCTGCACCGCCTGGCGCGTCATCACCCATACCTGTGCGGCGCAGGCCATCTTCATACTGCTTGTCGCGCTTTTTGCGGGCATCCATGTCCCGCTCAATGTCGTCATACAGGTCATTACCGAGCGTCGTGAGGAACTGCTCGTCAAGCAATTCAGCTAAGTTATCTTGAAATGACCCGTCGTACACCGCCATCGAGTCGTCAATAATGTCCACGCTGCCATCATCATTTTCAATGATTCCGTCTTGTGGAAGATCTTGGTCTGTAATGGGGTCCATTGCGCGGCCTTTATGAATGTCTTTATTATACGGCAATTTTGTCCAAAGTAAATATAATTTAGTAGCCGTGTAGCTCGTGAATGTCGATTAGGCCGCCTTGTGCAAATCCAGGGCGGTAGTTACCATAGGCGTCCAGGTTGCGGCTATCATAGACGTCTCCCAAAGTTTCATCGGATAGCGCCTCAGCCTTAGTATGATACTGGCCTGTTTTGGGGTGCTTCCACATATCCGCATTGCCAATGTCACCAACATCAGACCATTGTCCTGACTTCACGAAGTCTTGTACAAACGGGAGGTACTCATCAATTGGCTTTTTATTGCCTTTGCCTTTGATTTGGACTATAGTATCTGGAGTTGCGTTTGGATACTTGGTCTGAAGCCAGTCATAGAAACCTTGCCCCGAAGTTGGATTAGCTCCCCACTCTGCTCTTAGTTTACTAAAGTCGTCGTCGCTTAGCCCAAGGGCTTCTTTATACGGCTCTTCGTTGTATACTTTCCTCGGTGCAGTCTCAATAGTCACATGCGGCTGGCCTTTAGCATCTCGCAGTGAGTAAATCTTTGACCTACCAGATTCCACATCATCACAGTAGCCGCCAACGCAGTGGCCCATTGTATCGCCCTCGTATTTCAGGGCGTCTCGCAATTGGCCTTTGCCTATAAATTTCTTGGCTTCGTCTACAGAGTTAAAGTAGCGTTCTGTGCCATTAGCCTGCACTACGGCAGCGCCTCCGTCTCGGCCTACCTTTATGATTTTGTCATCTGCAATTTCAGGATTCTTCAACTGTACCCACTTCATCCCTTTTTCAGGGTACTCTTTGTGCAGGACAGTGGCGGCGTTGTTGGCTCTGGCTTGATTGGCGGCTGTGGTAGTGTCGGCTCGCCATTTGTTAATGTCGTTTACTCGTCTAATTGCCGCGTCTACTGAGAAGTTGCCTGACTTGAGTTGATCTGGGTGTAGCTGTAAATGCGCTGGTAGTCCACTATCTGGGCCAATTGCATTGGCTAACTCGTCAAGCATGTGGCTAATGCCGCCTTCGTATAGGATATTTTCGCTTGTAGAGTACACTGGTGTGGCGGGCGCTGCACTGCTCAGCCACTTATTATCTTCTAACATTGGCTTGTAGGCGCTACGGCTTAAGTCCCCTGCATTACCAATATTTACTAGCGTGTCATTAGTATTTTCCCAAGCTTTGCCGGCCTCTGTTTGCGCTGTGCCATACGGACTCTGGTTTTGCTTACTACGCTTAACCTTTAGACTGCCGCCAACCTCTGCCGTATACGGTGCCTCATTAACTTGAATACCTTGGTCGGCAAGTCTAACGAATGGGTCATTAGCTGTGCCCATGTCTCGCTTAATATGCTTAGTAAGCGGGCCTTTTATCCAGTTATCTAGCGCCCCTGCTGCGGCCATCTCAGGGTCACCAATCATGTACAGCGGGCTACGCAGCTCGCCTTTCAGAATGTTCTCAACAGAGCCATTGAGCCACTGCCCACCTTTGCCTTTAATGACCCCAGCCATCATCGGTGCAGCCATCGTAGCATCACCAGTAAGCCCTGCGAGCGCAGCCAGCGCTAGCGGTGATTTCACAAGTTTTGCTGGATTGCCCATCATCAGTGGATTAAGCATCCGCACGGCTTCTTCCGTGTTGCTCGCTGTTGGGTCTGACATACTGGCTTCAGTCTGTGGCTTCGACTGCGTCATGAGTCGTCGCAACGCTGCGCCAGCCCCTAACGAGGGTACTGAGGCTTCCGACTGGCCTCGCCCAATTTTACGTAGTGCGTAGGCTACGGCATCCAATGCATCACCTGGCAGCGCAAGCAGGTCTTTACCCCAGTGCTTGGCGCCTTTTGCTATGTCACTTGGTGATACCCGGTCGCGCATGTAGTCAGCTGAGTTGCTGGAGAACTGATGCTCCATTGGATTTACTTGGCCGCCTGACGCGTAGCCCTTCAGCTTGCGGGCCATAGCCTCTTGCTTACGCATCATTTCTAGCTTCTTGGCATCCTGCAGCGCCTGCAGCTGCTGTACAGTAATGCCTAAGTGCTTGGCTAGATCAGCTTGGCCTGACGAGCCACCGACTGGCGGGGCTACTTGTGGCTGTGCGGCTGTGCGACCTCCTACGAAGTCCTCGGGTCTAGCTGCACCGGCCTCTATTAGCCGTTGTTGTTGCTGTATACTGAGCACGTCGACTGGTGAAAAGGGGCCGGCCATAACTAGTCCTTAAAATTTGGCCGGGTCTTTAGACTGGAACCCGGAAACCAGCTAGCTACTTAGACCGGCGCGTCCGGGACGGTGATGTCCTCAGCAGCAATGGTCAGTGCATCGACTTGCGCTGCCAAGCCATCCAGGTCGGCCTGCGTTACCAGCGTGCCGGCGGCGAGCTGATCTTTCAGCGCTTGGATCTGCGTTGACAACTCGGCGAGCTTTGCCGTGACTTCAGCCTTCTCATCTGCGATGGTAGTCGTCAACAGTGCTACTTTGTCTTTCAGGTCTTGCAATGTGGCCATGATTTTTGCTCCTAGCTTACTAAGGGGTGACAGCAGGTGTTTAATTACAGCTTCATCCACGCTGTCTAAGTGGATATGGATGTGTATATGCTCGTGTTCTCGCATGCGCAGTCCTTTACAGCAGTCTACTACGGCGCCCCTTATATAATTATAAGTCGAACACAACCACCCGTATACTCGCATGTTTATCACCTACTGTAGGGGTTACTTATCAACGCCTCTTCCTCTTCTTCGCTGTCCTCTTCCTCAGTCTCAACCATCAGTGAGGCTATGAGCCCAGCGTCGCGCGCGTACACGGTTACTTGAGTAAATGTGTCCGTCAAGTCATCATGCGCCGCGTTGGGGAAATCTTCCATCTGCTTCACTAGCGGCCTAGCCCATGTAACAGGCAGCCTAGGCTCTGCTCTTGACGCCATCACATACACGACGTCCGTCTCAAGTATCGGAGCCGCCATGTGCGCACGAGTAATTTTATCCGCCTTGCCAGGGTTGTACGGCTTGACGGGTATACCTGCTACTCGTAAGTCCTGTATAATACTTTGCCCCGAGGCCTTCTGCTCAACCAGCACGAAGTCAGCCCGTCGTTTTCCATCGCCGTACTCATTACTCCAATCCTCAATGACTTGCTTCTTGAGGTTAGGGTATGACAGCGTGGCGGCGGAGGCATCTAATAGTAGCATGCATCGCTTGCCTTCGTGCGGGAAAAACCCCCATGCCGTGCAGGCGGAGGGGTCACCTGTCGTCTTCTCTGTGAACGCAGTATCCCAGCTCTGTATTACCGCGTCGAAGTCAGGCAGCGGCTTCTCGCTAGGCCATAGCTGTATGTGGTCAACTTTAAGGATGCCACCACCAGCTGGTGCTGGTCTCTGTTGCAGCTGCCCTGCAGTCCCGTAACTACCTAGCGCAACCTCAAGTTTCTGAATGACGGGCTCTGGGAACAGCTCTGGCCACAGCAGGCTACCTTCAGTTGTGCGCGGGTCCTCAAACCCTATCGACGTGGCCTTCTTTCGAGTCCCTTGCTCATAGCGCATGGGCAAGAACAAGTGGTCATACTCAGACGCCAGCTCTTCAAGTATTAATCCTGACACGTCCTGCTCATGGAGGCGCTGCATCACGACGACGGTCTTGGCGTTGCGACTGACGCCCCGAGTACTTAGCGTTGACTTGAACCAGCTAGTGGCCGCCGTTCTTTCGGCGTCGGACTGCGCTTGCTTGGCGGAGTGTGGGTCGTCAACAATCTTTCTGTCTGGGTGTTGCCCTGTTGCTCGGCCGCCAACTGACGTCGCTAGCCGCCACCCAGAGCCCGTGAGTGCATAGTAAGTCTTCTGATCTTGGCCCCTGGCGATCTGTACTTGGGGCCAACGATCTTGGTACCACTGGGATGTGATGATATCTCGCGTCTTTCGCGCGTCACGCACGGCAAGATCTTCTCCGTACGAGGCCCCGAGCACGCGCAAACTTTGGTCTGTGATCCACTCCCACGCCGGCCACATCGCTGAGACAATGATCGACTTGGACGTGCCTGGGGGGATGTTGATGAGCAAGTTAGTAATTTCACCTGCGGACACGGCCTCCAGATGCTCACACACGGCATGGATGTGCCAGTTATCTGAGTACGGCGTGTTCGGTTCAATCACGTGCCACGCATGCTTTACAAACGCTGCAAGCGAGCCCTCGGCGGCTCTGTAACCTTGCTCCCGCTTTATAGCATCCAGCAAGACATGCGGCGGGACTCCGCTCATTTGCTGTCTCTATATTGGACTAAACCGCCACGCGCAAAGCCGCGTTGCTGTTTCTTGTACTGCTCTAGCAACTCGTTTATCAAGTCATTGTCGTGCTGCGGGCCATCATTTTCTAACTTCACGGCGCCATGCTCTTTTAGCAACATTTGGTTCAGTCGGCGAGTAAGCTCGGCGTTATTCCTGAATTGCGGCGGCAATGCGGCCTTGTACTCCGGATTATAGATTCCAGGCGACACCAAATTATGCACCGCTAGGCTCGTATCATTGGCTGTGTACCCATATTTAGGATCTACGCGCTTGGCAATATCAATCATTGTTTTGACACCGCTGGGCTCTACCCCGTACTGCTCTACTATACCAGAAGTGGGGTGTAGCACAAAGTTCTCACCTTGCCGGTCTAGGAAGTTATTTGCAAACACGTAGTCCCCTTCTGATGGGGCTGCGGCCAACCAGTGGTCTGAGTACTTGTCGTCGTTAAACGGGACGTGTGTATGCATGTTGCCGGACTGCTTTACCTCATCTGGCGTTAGGTTAAGCTGCCGCAACTTTTTGAATAAGCCGCCCTTAGTATCTTTGTCCCAGTCTAGCCCGTCTAGCGTGTCAGTAACCTCTTTAGAAAACCGCGGAGTTATCAAAGCCCCACGTTCTACGTCAGCGCCTAGCCCGGCCAGCCTACTTTTCAGTAGTGCGGCCAAGGCGCTTAGCGGCGGCACCTTTCCCATTACTTATTCACTTTTTCAAGCAGCGCAACCAGCACCTCTAGGTCCTCTCCAGAGAGCTTCTTAAGGGCGTTATTGTCAATCTGTATCGCTTTGCCATCAGGTCCAGCAACTTCGAGCGTAGCTGGAACCTTGCGGGCCATATACTCAAGCATGGTGCGCGACGCGGCTATGCGATCTTTGGGCTGGGCGAACGGGTTGACACTGATGCGGCGGAGAATATCTAACGGATGGTCATTGTTGTTCAGCTGCAGCAAGTACCGCGCTTGTAACTCAACGCCTTCTTGGGAAAGTGGGGATATCCCCTTGGCGCCTTGCGCTTCGATGTATTGCAAGTACGCAACATTGGAGTCTTCGAACGGGTCGAGTCCACCTGCGCCGTCTAAGCCTTCAATATCCTCATGTGACAGTGCCATTGCGGCGCTCCTTAAGTATGCCGATTTCTTTATACCGCGATTATACCACGCTGTAAACCCTTTGTTACGATTTTTAACGTTGCGTATATCACGTTTTTAACTTTTTGTAAACCAATATTACTGGGAGACGGGCGCAGTTTAAAAAAGGCGGCCGTGTAGACGGTCTTTGTCAGGCGTTTCGAAACACGGGAGGCTATAAGTCATTGATTTTTAATGCTTAAAGCAAAATATTAACAGTCAGCAGTCGTTTTTTCGCGACGAAAAACCTATATATAAAAACGAATAGCCTGCGTTATAGCCTAGGTTAATTGCCTGCACTTAATTTTTCTCTATATATTATTACTGACTATACTACCTACTGACTATATAGTTTTTAATATAACATTAATAATTAAGCACTTGCAGCTTCCCGTGTTTGCACCCCACTGACACTCAGCCGCCTACTGGCCGTCGTGACAATGTCATATTTTTACTTGAGAAATTTCCTAGTATATAGAAGGTAAACGTCGTTTCGCGGCTAAGTTATTCGTCATATTGCTACTTGGCTACAAAATTTTAAAAAATTTATTTTTGCCTGTGTCGTTTTTGATACACTTTGCTGAGGGCTTGGTTCTTAGTTGCAAAGTTACGTAGAAATATTAATTCTTGGCAAAAATATCGCGGGGCGTGGGACCTGGCCTCACACTCATTTTTAAACTCTCGATTGGGGTTCCCCAGCCCCAAGTACTCAGCTATATGCCCATACTCCTATGCACCACGTACTGGGGTCCTACTCCACATGGTGAAGCACACCGCATCATGGTGTGTGGTTCCATCATATGGTACACCGCATCATGGTATGGGGTTCCATCATATGGTGTACACCATGTGCATGGTCCATCGTCCTAAGTATGTATACCAAAGCTATAGCAGTATATAACTATACAGCCCGTGGCCCATAGTAACATCGTCATAAGTATGTAT